GTACATACAGAAGTGCAAGATAGTTGAAAAGACGTTTGATGATGGCGGAAGCCTATTAAACGTGTCTATAAATGTGGACGAGTTGGTTGAAATAGCCGATCCAAACGGATGGATAAACCTTACGATTGCCAAACGTCGTGAGCCTTCTGAAAAAGGTGCAACGCATTATGCCTATAAAAATGAGTTTAAACCTAAAACAGAAGAAGAGGGGTTGCCGTTTTGATTGACGGAATAGTAAAGATAGCCGGATCAGTCTTGTGCCTGGGTGTAGGATTGGCGTTATTTGCCTTTGGATTAGTGACGTTAAGTTCCTTCATCTCTGAAATTTATGACAGATATTTTAAGTGAATGAACCAAGCCACACACCTTGTCCGATGTGCGGAAGATCAGACGAAGAAGAACGCTTTAATGAGATACAGGAACTTGCTGAACAGGCTATTAATAATTTAAAGTTTTTAAATCTTGGATTTAGTCTTGGGTTTTTTATGACAGACCTTGAGCGACAAGTGTATTATCACCATCAAATAAGGAAATGCACATTCAAGGAAACGTCTGAACTATTAAATAAGTCCGAAGCCACATTAAAGATGGCGTGGAAACGCTGCAAACTCAAGGGTGACAAGGCTTTAGAGGATTCTACAATGTAAAAAGTTTACCTTTTGCCTTATATATAGAGGGGTAACTTGTTGCCCTACCCGCATTTCTGGCAAATCAGACGGTGTCTTGCGGCAGACAGGAAAACAGGCGTACTCTTTCCGGAAAGATGATACGAAAACAAGGAAACAAATATATCCTTTACTCTAAAACCGGCAATCGCCGATTAGGTACATTTTCAACCCGCGCGGCTGCAATACGACGTGAGAGACAAGTCAAAAGCGCAACTTCAAAAGCAAAATATGGCAAAAGATGAAGGCGTTGCGTTAAATGTGGAGTTGGTTGGTATCAAAAATTTAAAGACAACACATACCTGGCGGTTGGAATTTGATGTATATGAGATCGATTCTCACAAAGTAAAAGACTTAATGGACAAGGTTGATACGCCTTTAGTGATGGCGTTGGTGGATAATGACTGAACAAACGGCAAACAAGCGGGCTAATGGTCAATTTGCTAAAGGCAATAAAATTGGCAATCGCTTTAAACCGGGTGAATCCGGCAATCCAAACGGGCGTAATGGGGCAATGTCGGACCTATTCAAAGAACTTGCTGAAGTAAAAGATGTTAAAGGCAAGACGAGGAAAGAAAAGATTTTAAATAAAGTATTAAGTATGGCAGAGAACGGATCGCTAAAGGCTGCCGAAATATATATGAACCGAGTGGAAGGCAAACCAACCGAGTTTAGGGAGACAACGGTTAAATCTGATCCTATCAAGGTGTTTGATTTTGAAGATTGAAGTGGCAAAGAAACGAAGTACGCAAAGAGATAATCAACGACCAACATCGATTCAAAGTAATCGTGGCGGGAAGAAGATGGGGCAAGACTCACCTTGCTATAATGTGGCTGCTTTCTCCACAAGTTACCGAAAACGAAACGAGATGGTACATAGCACCGACGTACAGGCAAGGGAAGATGATAGCGTGGCCTGTATTGAGACAACTCTTTCGTCATCATACGGAAGCGAAGATCAACGAATCAGAATTATCGGTTACTTTAACCAACGGGGCGGAAATATGTATCAAGGGCGCGGACAATGAGGACTCACTTCGAGGTGCGGGAATCAATAAAGTTATCCTGGATGAATACGCATACTTCAAGCCACACGTCTGGGAAGAAATTATCTTACCCATGTTAGCCACATCCAAAGGTCACGCCATGTTTATCGGAACACCATCTGGATACAACGCTATGTATGATTTGTATTTAAAGGGACAATCCGACTCTGATTGGAAGTCGTGGCAGTTTAAGACGATTGAAGGTGGCTTCGTGGATGACGATGAAGTAAGGCGCATTAAGTCTAATATGGATGGTCGCTTATATCGTCAAGAAATGGAAGCATCGTTTGAAACAACGGGCAATCGTGCTGCCTACAACTTTGACCGGGAAATACATCTAAAGAAAGCACAAGACATTGCAACAAACAAATGGTGGGGAATGGACCAGAACGTTGATTATATGACTGCCGTTCTTGCTTGTGAATACACCGATGGAACTGTCCATTACTTTGACGAGATAAGACAATCTAATTCAAACACGGAATCAATGGCAAAAGCAATGAAAGCCAAGTACCCACAAGTGAATACAATATATCCCGATCCCGCCGGTAGTGCCAGAAGTACAACCTCACATCGTTCCGACCATGCTATCCTTCGCGACTATGGATACACAGTATGGGCAAAGAAATCACACCCATCTCACATAGACAGATTGAACGCATTGAATCGCAAGTTAGTTGATGCTAATGGAGATATAGGAATGACCGTTGATCCAAAATGTAAGTATCTGATTAAAGATTTAGAACAAGTGCAACGGGACAAGAAGGGCGGAATAGATAAATCTAATATAGAATTAACTCATGCTCTGGATGCGTGTTCGTATGCAATCGAATACAAATGGCCTATTACCAGAAGAATCGGAGTGTCTAAAGCATGGTAGCTTTTTTAATTGGAGTATCATTGACGTTCAACGCATTGTTCGTTGGCTTATGGATTTACGGCCTTTATATTGATAAGAAGATTAAAAGGGAAGCAAAAGATTTATTAAATAACACTCAAAGAATGAGTTCTGATATGTATAAGAATTGGATGTTTGAAGCATGATGACAGTAAACGACGTGGTATTACCAAACTATTCCGAGCAGATAGTCCTTGAATCTATTCGCCGGGCGCAAAAAGGATTTGAAGAAAAAGAAAATGCAGAACGAGCAACCGCGTTGGATTTCTATTATCACACCAACGTAGATCAACACATTGAGCAATGGTTCTCCCCTTCCACATTAGAACAAGTGCCGCCTTTTCCACAGAAGATCGTTCCACGTTTCGCTCGTGCAAGGAATATGATATACAAGAATCCACCGAAGCGTATGGTAAATGGCGAACAAGCTGACGAGTATATGGATTCTGCACATCACCTTGATTCAGTCGCAAGAGAGTTCAACGAAACATCGTGGCTCACAGGCGGGATGGCGTTTAGAAGTAAGTGGGGACGTGACCAATTGGAATATGATCTAATCCCTTACTTTAAAAGATACTTCCTTGAAGGCGAGTCTCGTCCTTTTGGAGTGTCGTATGAGGTGGGCAGAGATGCAAAGAACAACCGCATATTCGTATTCTGGTCGGAAGCAAGAGATGGTGTCCCTGGAATCCACTTGAAGTTCGACCAAGCCGGACGGACCATTCAAGTCAATGATGACAATGTTAATCCATATTCTGTGATGCCTGTGACCTTTGTTGATTACACAACAAGTGCTTCAGATGTTATAAGAGCAGCCGTACAAATAGGCATAGCTAATACAGAGATAGCATTGGCAACCCGGTTTGCGTTTGGGCAGCCTGTTGCAACGGGTATTGAAGAAGCGACTCGTATGAAACTTGGTATTGACCGCGTACTATTGATGCCACCGGATAGTTCATTCTCTTTTGTATCGAGTCCCGCTAATCTTGGTCAAATGATTGAAGTAAGTAAGTCATTCGCCAATCAAACGGCTATCAACAACCATCTACGAATCAAGTGGGATGAATCGGGCAATGCACCAAGCGGTGCGGCATTGCGTTTATTAGAGATGGAGAATTTAGAATCAAGAATATCAGATATACCAAAATGGAGAGATTGGGAACATGAAAGGTATGAAGTGGATCGAGAGATTATCCGTGTGCATACGGGTAAAGATATGGGCGAGAATTATTCGGTGGATTTCGCCGAAATAGAATTTCCTACAGATCAGAAGCAAGAGTTTGAACGATTAGAATTTATGCTTGACAAAGGTTTAATGGATAGGACTGACTTAATCCGGTGGTTCAATCCAGACATAAGTGACGAAGATTTGACAACGCTTATGGATAGAGTGGACGAGAACAAGAAGGCAGAAGCAGAAGCACAACGCCCGGAAACGGGATTGGAAGGTATCTTTGCCGGATAAAATTGTTCAGCACCTTAAAAAACTTGATACACTTCGGGATAGAATTGATGAAAAGACGGATAGTATGTTTGAATTAATGGCTAAAAATGTTGATTTATTAATGAAAAATCCGAAAAACTTTATGAAAGCA